AAGAAAATGTTGGCAATTACACTCAAATAGCTCAAGAAATAGGGACAACTTATCATTTAATGATGGATCCCCAAACTGGACAGCCTACTCCTATGGCAGGAGAAGAGCATATGGGAGCTATCCCCAACTCAACTACGACCATTGACATATTAACTAAAAATGAGTTGATAGAAGATGAGGGTATTATGGTCAATGAGATTGAAATTACACAAATACAACAATGTGTCAGTGTAGGCGATGTGCAACTCTATATGGTGGATTTACCAGTAGAGCATTACCCAATTGTACCTTTTATGAATGGATTCAATCGCAATCCATATCCTAATAGCGATGTAAGGCTAGTAAAAGGTTTACAGGAGTATGTCAATAAAATAAGATCGTTAATTGTAGCTCATGCTTCCAGCTCTACCAACGTAAAGCTGTTAATTCCTCGTGGGAGTATGAACAAACAACATTTAGAAGAAGAATGGGGAAAAGCAGGTACAGCCGTTATTGAGTTTGATCCTGAACTGGGACAACCGATTGTAGCTGGGCCAGTGCCTTTACCCAATGAATTGTATAAAAATGAAGCAGATGCTCGTGCTGATATAGAACGCATACTAGGTATTTATGCTATGATGCAAGGAGATCAAGGCAGTTCTCCTAGTACCTACAAAGGAACGGTTGCATTAGATGAATTTGGTCAAAGACGTATTAAATCAAAGCGAGATGATATAGAAGAGTGCTTAAACCAATTAGCTAAGTCTGTTGTAAGTCTAGTGCAATATGTTTACACAGATGAAAAAGTATTTCGTTTAATGCAGCCAAATAATAAGCCGTTGCAAATGAAGATCAACAGCCCTTTGTATGATGACGTAGGAAATCTAATGGGTAAGATGAACGACATTACCTTAGGTAAATACGATGTGATTGTTTTATCTGGATCTACACTGCCGTCTAATCGCTGGGCAAGATTTGAGTATTACATGCAATTATACTCTTCTGGTTTGATTGATCAAATCGAAGTGTTGAAACAAACTGATGTTGCTGACATGGAAGGTGTTATGGAACGTGCTGGCCAAATGCAACAAATGCAGAATCAAATACAGAGTCAAGCTGAAGAGATTAAAAACCTAAAAGGCGATCTGCAAACAGCACAAAGAGAGTCTTTACATGATCGTAAACGTGTAGAGGTTAAAGAATTTGAAAAGAAACTAGCTAAAGCAGAGGCGAAAGTTGAAATGGCATCTAAGCTATACCAAACACGCCTGGCTGATGAGCTTAAAGTAGCTAAAGAAGATATTCAGGACTTCAATGAACGTAGAAATACAACTAGAGAAGCGAATGAAGAACTACTACAATTGGAGGATTAATGGCTAACGAAATGCCTATAGAATGGGACAATCCTGATATTATTGAATTGGATAAACATTTTACAAAAGTAAATAAGCTTTATGGATCAATGGATACAACTGAATTGCCTTATACCTTAATGCAAAGTTTGTACAATAAATCAGGTCGAGATGTTAAAAGATCAAAAATGGCTTTAGAAAGAATTAACAAGCAAATAGAAAAAGATCCTGATTTTAAAGAATATGGTGCTGGAGATTATTTAACTAGATGGTATGAGTTAACTGAAAATCCTTTTGAAAATGAATTGCCTATGGATAATCAAATGATGCCAGAGGATTTTAGATAATGAGCGACCAAACTAATAACGAAGCATTAGGAAAGTATATGAGAGACAGTGCTTACGTGTGGCATAATATGATGGGTGGTGGAACTGCAGGAGCTTTTTTAAAGATGCTTAGTGGTGGTTTAGTAGATCATTATATGGAGAATGATAAAGGTTTTAAAGAATTCGTTAATTCTCAAGATCCATTAGATAAAATGCAAGTTATTAAAAAATATAGAAAAGATGATGGTGGTTGGCAATATGCTGATACAGATGAAGAAATGATGGAAAAATTAAAAAGACATGGTCTTACGTAAAAAAATTGAAGAAGTGGTTGCTGGAAATAACCAAATCACATAAAGGAAAGAAATGGAGAATATCATAGAAACAAGTAATGCTGGACAGCCTCCAGTGGAAAATTTTGGACTTCAAACGGAGACACCAAGTATTCCACAGGGGGAAACACCTAATGAGAATTTAAACGCTCAAACAGGAATGGCTGAACCAATTACTGAATCACAACCAACAGAAAACGTTTCCCCAAGAGAAGATACATCACGTTTTGAATATTGGCAATCGCAGACAGACAAGGCCAAGGGTGAGGTAAATGCTTTACGGAATGAATTGGAGTACTATAAACAATCTATAGCATCCCAAAATCCAGAACAGCAACCCTCTCCCTCCAATGGACAACCTCAAGGATACCCTAATCAAGGATTTCAAGAACCTTCATTGAAGGAGCCAGTTGCACCTGAAAAACCATATTCATACAATAAAGTTGATGCTAATAATGATCCAGAATCGGAATCATTTAAGTACGAAGTCGCTAAATCTAAGTATATGGAAGACAAACTGAATTACTTAGATAAGAAAGACAAGATAAGAGAACAAGAAATGCAACAGCAATACCAAGCTCAAATGCAACAGCAACAGATCCAAATGGTTCAACGTCAGGCTATGAGCCATGCCGTAAACAATTTTGGATACGATCAAGCTAAAGCAGCTGACTTTGTATCGTGGTCGCAGAATCCTCAAAATCTTACTTTAGACAACTTAGCGAAATTGTATGAATTAAGAACGAACCCAAACCCAGTAGTAAAGCAAAGAACTGAACAAATGCAAAATGAAGCAGGTCGTTTGGCTATGCCTAAAACAGCAGCAGTTCAAGCTGGCAAATCTGAACAACCTCGTACTGACGAGCAGATGTTTAGCGATGCTCTACTAGGTAGGTAAGTTAACATAGACTAAAAACACTTACACCTTCAAGACTAAGGAGGTGTAAACAATAACGTAGGAGTTACAAAATGGCAGCTACAGAAAAGCTACTAAAAGCTTCAGGTGTACTTTATACGGATAGACGGAATTTTTACGTAGATCCACAAGTCACTAAAGAGCTATGGACAGACGTGGCCCCTTTTACTACATTGATTAGTAATCAGGAAATGCGAAAAGTCCCAGACCCAGTATTTAAAATGTTTGAACATAGAAATCCTTGGGTAAAGCAGTTATGGTTAAATAATGGCGATACAGATGATCTAAATCCAGATGGATCAACTATTACTACAATAACAGTTGACGGTGCATCTAATATTTCAATAGACGATAGTTTAAAAGGTATTATTGCTGAAGTATGGACAGCTGGATATGGATCTAAAAAAGGAGTAGTTAGGGTTCAATCAGTAACCAGTTCAACTGTAATTGTAGTTACAACAATGTGGACATCAAGTGGAAGCACTATTGCTTTAGTAGATGACGATATATTCTTAGTAATTGGTAATGCACAAGGTGAAGGTAGTTCATCACCTGAAGCATGGTCAGATGAATTGCAAGTCGTTTACAATTCTACCCAAATCTTTAAAACTCCTCTACAAGTAACTGGTACGCTAGAAGCAGCAGTTCTTCGTGGAGAGTCTTCAGAATTGGCTAGACTTCGTAGAATGAAAGCACAAGAACACAAAATGCAAAAAGAAAAAGCTTTCTTATTTGGTAAACGTTTTGGTGGAACTGGCTTACAAGAAGCATCTTATGGTGCTGGAAATAACGATACAAACAACGATGAAACATTTGCTGATGGTGGTAGCGTGGATTCAGATGGCAACTTGGTAAGAACAACTTACGGTATTGTTTCAGCTCTTGAAACATACGGTGAGTCTACTTCAACTCATGATGCACAAAACGTATTTACTATTGACAGTTCATATGGATATTCCAATTTCGTAGATGATATGGAAAAGGTATTTCAGTATGTTCCTGAAACAGGTATGAAGCGTGCTTTTTGTGGAGCAGGTGCTTTAGGATACTGGTCTAAAATGGCTGGTGCTTCAGGTATGGCTGGTAATTCAGGATGGTCAGTTAATGTAGGAGATATGAAACGTGATTCTCTTGGTTTTAACTACCGAGTTCTTGAAACACCTCATGGTATGCTACAATTGATTCCAACTCCAGCATTAAGAGGGCCTTATAACAAGTATATGGCTGTCGTGTCTGATGAGAATCTATTCCATGCTATGTATAGAGATTCAGTATATCAAACCAACATTAAGCAAGACAATGCTTTTGATGGTGTTAAAGATCAATACATGTCTGATGAAGGTGTTGGTATACAGTTAATTGAAAGTCATCATCTGTTTAAGATCACAGCGTAAGGAGGCTAATTATGGCTAGACCTTATTTAGGTGGTTCAAGTGCAGGAGTTAAAGAGTTAACCGAAGCTTCAACTTTAACAGTAGCAGATAGTGGTAAAGTATTCATGCTTAACGCAACTAGTGAATTTGCGACTACTTTACCTGCTCCAAGTAATATAGGATGGGAAGGTACATTTATAGTAAAAGCAGCTCCTTCAGGTGCTAGCTATACTGTTGTTGCTCCTTCTGGTGCAGTTCTTGGGTCTGTTAGTGCAGGGGCTGCTGATGATGTTGCTGATACAAGTGATGGTAGTGACACTACTATTACATTTGTTGACGGCTCAGCAGTAGCAGGCGATTATGTAAAATTAGTATCAGATGGTACCAATTACTATATAATAGCTGGCCTTGGAAAAGTTGCAGCTGGTATAACCATTAGCTAATAAATAAAAACAAATTGGGGGAGCTTTATGCTCCCCTGATTAAATAAAATATGACACAACAACAACTCATAGAAACAGTAAAACAACATCATCCAGAAATGGGAGAAACGCAGATCCGTATATATTTAAACAAAGCTTTAGATGAATTTTGTCGTAAAACAAGAGTCCTAAATACTTTATATACTTTTCCTACAGTAGCCGATCAACGTTATTACGATTTAAATGACGATATTATTGAAATTACACGAGTAGACTATGATGGATATGAGATTCCAAGATTAGTCGGAAAACCAGAGAAAACAGATGTCAGTTGATCAACGCAAATCAGCATTAAAAAAAGTATACTGGACAGAACGAGATTCTATTGGATTGGCAATGGTGTCAGATTCGGATTTAAGTGCAGACTATGTATCGGTTAATGAGGTTAAAACTGTAACGATACATGCTGTTAAAAAAGATGAAAACTTTGTAGCAACTACAGGTACTGGAAGTGGTGGCATTCGCATGGGTGAATCTCCCTCAATACCTGAAGAGTTTCACGATGCATTAGCTGATTACGCTATTGCTAAAGGCTATGAGACTAAGCCTCAATTATTAAACAACGCTGTTTATTTTAAAAACAATTTTAGAGAAGCCATTAATGAAGCCAAGAAATATGCCAATAAAGGCAGAGATGGATCTGGTTATCATATAAGGCAATACGATTATTAATGACTGAAGTTTTAACAGGAACCGATTATTGGGAAAACATGACTGCTACATGGGATGCTGTCACATTTCCTTCTACATGGGGAGGAACCATTAGTTTAACTGAGTATACAGCAGTGACTCCTACGTTTACGGAGACTTCAATTGCTTCCACAACTTTTACAGAATTAAGCATTACCGAACCTTCATATACCGAAGTCAGTATCGCTTCTACAACTTATACAGAATTATGAGCTTTAAAATACAAATAGAAGATTTAATAGGTAGCGTAGGAGATGATACGCTTATTAGTCAATCTCTGCAAGACATTGGTGGAGAAATTATATCTGCATTGCCTAATATAAAATTATTACCTGTAGCAAAAACTTCAGCTATTAGTTCTAGTGGCCTTACAGTTGCAGATAAAAAAGTTTTAGCTGTAGATAAAAACGATTTAAAAGCTAAACCCATACCTGCTAATGAAAAAGCAAAATACAATGATACAGCATCTATTTATGCTGCTACTGATACCGATCCAGTATACTACATTGAAGATGAAAAAGTATATGTAAACGGATCAGCAGGTAGTGGAGCTACTTCAGGGCATTTGCATTATGTACCTTTATTACCTACTTCAGATGGTAGTACACTAACAGTGCATGGAGATAGTGCAGTAGCAAACTTTCCCTTAGAAGCACAACAGTTAATGGTACTAGGAAGTGCAGTACGATGTTTACAAAGACTCTTAGCAAATGCTACAACATCTTTACCCAGTGATATATCAGGTTCATTAAGCATTCCAGCAGCACCATCGCCTCCAGCAATATCTACTGTGACATACAGTGTTGCAAGCAACTCAGATGCAAGTGCTTCAGAAGTAGGAGCCATTACTGTCAATACAGTATCAAAAGCTGATATTAGTGGAAACGCTCCTTCATATACAGCACCTACAGTGGCAGGAGCCACTGAAGAATTAACAGCAACGTTAACTAACGATGCTACTGCAGATAACAACAAAATAGATTTTAGCGATTGGTTTGAAGTTGTAGGTGATTTTATTCAAACTGAAGAAGATATAGAATTAGCAGGATCGCAGTTACAAAAAATATCTACATATTTAAATGCATACAGTCAAGCTATGCAAAACAATTTAAATGTGTTTAATAAAGAAAATGCTATTTATCAGGCAAATGTACAAGCTGAATTAGCAAAACATAATACAGATTTACAAAAAGAATTAACTCAAGCAAGATTAGATGCTGATGATGCAAAACAAGAATCAGCACAAATTACAGATATAGATAAGTTTAATAAAGCACAAGACCAAGCATTAGACTTACAAAATAAAGCACAAACCTTACAAGCATTAATTCAAAATAATGATGACTTAATACAAAAATATAATGGTGAGGTTCAAAATTATTCTGCACAAGTAAATAAAGCAATACAAGAACGCAATTCTGATATACAAAATTTTAGTGCAAAACTTCAAAAACAAATAACAGATTACCAATGGAAACAAAGTCAGTTGCAATCTTTAAAAGCAGAATACAATGAAGGGTTGCAACTATTAATTGGTGTTAAAAGAAATTAATCAACATGCCCATGAGAATAGTCAAGCTCGGTAAGGCATAAGAAGGAGAAACAAGATGGCTGGAGGAAAACAAAAATATACAGTAGTAGAAGCAGGAAACATTGGATTTGGACAAGTTGGCTCCATGTTTATAGACACAACGGCAGCAGCCAGTCCACCAAGCGATTCTGTTTTTGTTGCCATAACTTTTTTAGAAGATAGTGTGTTTGATGCTAGTGGTGGTTTAGTAGCCGAAGATCAAGATCTCTATGTAAATACAGAAGCAGGTGCTCATAATGAATCCGATGGATCTGAAACAACGAACCAAGGATCAGGTGGTGCTCAAATAGATGCAAGCAATACGTTTCCACAGGGTTTAACAATTTTTGGAAGATGGACAGAAATTGATTTGACCTCAGGTGCACTTATTGCATACATAGGTTAACATGAAGCTGGGAGTATCAGGAGGTTTAGCAAGTATTACAACTGCTATGGCCTCTATCGCAGCAAAAGTTAGAGATATTTGGAATTCAGTCAACGACACTTGGAATGGAGAACTTCGCAAGTGGGAAGATATAATATAAAGGATTTATTATGGCAACGTTAACAGGACAAACAATAGCATCATCTTATGAACAATTACTTCATGTCGATAGAGATGGTGGGGGAAACACAACTACCTTAGTAGATATAAAAGATGGAGATAATGGAACAACATTTGCATTACAACTAGCAACAGATAAGATACAAGTCAATGGGGATGCTACTATAACATCTGCTGTTGACCAGAAACCAGTATTTACAATATCAAACACAAATGATAATGCTAATGGTGCTGAGTTTATTATGCTTAAAAACCCAGCAGATAACGCTGAGGCTGATGCTGATACACTTGGAATTATGCGATTTCAAGGACAAGACCATGAAGATAATATAACAAATTACTCAACAATTATTGCTAAGTCTGATGATGTAACTAATGGCACAGAAGATGGCTCATTAGCATTTAACACTATGAAAGCTGGTTCATTAACTGAAACAATGAGAATAGCTTCTGGGCTAGTAGGAATTGGAACTGGTGCAAATGTAGATGCTAAACTACACATAGAAGAAACAGCATCAAGTACAGATGTGGCAGTAAAACTAGAAGCAACGAATGATATATATTTACAGTTTGCTCCAGCAAATACATTAAAATGGGCGATTACTACTGATTATCCAGCTACTAATGACTTTAGTATTTATAATTATCCAAATAACAGAAACGACTTGGTGATAGCTGGTGCAACTGGAAATGCTACATTTGCTGGAAGTCAAACTATATATGCAGATGGAAATATAACTCTAAGTGCAACAAAAGGTATTTATTTTGATGGTGGAAGTAACACCTATATTTCAGAAGTATCTAGTGATACTTTTGCTGTAGTTACTGGAGGTACAAGAAGGCTCACTTTAGACACCAACTCTCGAATTTCGTTAAGCAATAATGATACAAGTGACGATAATACAGTTTTTGGATTTGGTGCATTTAATGTAGGTAGTGATACTGGTTCTCACAGAAATACTGCTATTGGCGACTTGGCTATGGGTACTGGTACTGTAGCTAGTGCCTTAAATAATGTAGCTATTGGAGCAAGTGCTTTAACAGACCTTACTGGCGGAGATTCAAATGTATCGATAGGTGTTTCTTCTGCAACAAATATAACAACTGGTATAAGAAATATTGCGATTGGAACAGAGTCAAACGCAACAGCAACAACTGCATCAGATATAATTTCTATTGGTACTAGTTCTGCATTTGCTGTTTTAGCTAGTAATACAGCTTGTGATGGAACAATTGCTATCGGTACAAGTGCATTAACTGCCCTTACATCTGGAGCTGGAAATGTTGCTATTGGTCATCAAGCATCAGATGCTCTTACAACATCTGGTTATAATACAGTTGTTGGTTATCAAGCATTAACTACGGAAGATGTTGGAACGCATTCTACTGCTATCGGTTATCAAGCATTACATTCTCAGAATACTGCGAGTGCTGGAGTTGCTGGAAATACAGCCGTAGGTTTAGAATCTGGCTATCATAATGTAACTGGAACAAACAATACTTATCTTGGTTATAAATCTGGAACTGGAGCGAGTGGAGAAAGTAATTCAGACAATACAGCAGTTGGAAGTGAGGCTTTATCTAGCGTTACAACTGGTGGTAATAATGTAGCAATTGGAAAAAGGGCTGGTTATGTAATTCAAGGTGCATCTGGAAATACTATTATAGGTAGACTAGCCGCAGATGCACTCAATGCTAATAGTAATGTTGTCATTGGAGACTCAGCATTAGGAACAGCTACTACTGCAACAGAAAATATAGCGATTGGTTCTGATGCTATGAGTTTAGTTCAAGCTGGTCAAGCCATTACTGGAGTTGTAGCAATAGGTCAAAATGCTTTAAAAGGTGGAAGTAGTACAACTACTGGAGTAAATAAAAGTATCGCTATTGGCTATGAAGCATTAAAAGTTGCTACAACTGGAGCGTTAAATACAGCAGTAGGTAATTTAGCTTTAACAGATTTAACAACTGGTACTTCAAATTCTGTACTTGGTTCAGAGGCTGGAGCTAATATTACTATTGGTAGATACAACATAGCAATAGGTGTTAATACTTTAATTACAGAAGATGTAGGAGATGGAACAACAGCAGTAGGAACTGGTGCTGGTGGTTATCAAAATTCAAATGTCGATAATGAAGCAACTGGTAATTCTCTGTTTGGTTATGTTGCTGGAGAATTTAATGAAACTGGCACAAACAATACTTATTTAGGTTATCAATCTGGTAAAGGAGTAAATGGACAAAGTAATTCTGATAATACTGGTGTAGGTAAAGATACACTTTTATCAATTACAACTGGTATTTCAAATGTTGCAATAGGTTCTTTAGCTGGAGATGCAATTACAATAGGCGGAGATAACGTCGCAGTAGGTAAAGGTGCTTTAGGAAAAGAAACAATAGGAGATAGGTCTATAGCTGTTGGAACAGAGTGTATGGCAAATCAAGTATCAGATGTTAATAATGAAGATGCTTTAAATGTTGGAGTTGGTCATGCGGTAGCTTATTTTAATGAAACTGGAACTCACAATACCTATGTTGGAGGATTTTCTGGTAAAGGTTCGGCAAGTCAGAGCAATTCAGATAATACTGGAGTGGGGTACTATAGTTTACAAGCCATTACAACTGGTGGCTTAAATGTAGCTATTGGTTCTGGAAGTGCAGATGCCCTTACTACTGGAAATAACAATGTTGCTCTTGGAGCATTAGCTTTAAGCACTTCACAAGACATAGATAATGCTATAGCTATTGGATATGCGGCTTTAAATAATCTTGCTACTAGCGATGCTGATGGTACAGTTGCTATCGGTTATGCATCACAAAACTTTTTAGCGTCTGGACAAAAAAATGTATCAGTTGGTTATGAATCATTAAGAAATAATGTTATTGGCGATAACAATACTGCAATCGGTTATCAAGCTATGGAGTCATTTGTAGCAGATACTGATGCTCACGGAAACAATACAGCAGTTGGTCATAATGCAATGCAAGGTAATGTAACTGGTACAGATAATACTGCAATAGGTAATCAAAGTGCATTTTCAAGTACTAACAATATGACTTCTGGAGATAACAACACTTTTATTGGTTCAAAAAGTACTCCGAATTCTGCAACACCTACTAACGAAACAGTAATAGGTTATAATGCAGTTGGACAAGCAGACAACTCTGTAACATTAGGAAATGGTAGTGTAACTAGAGTTTATATGAGTCAAGATGGCGATGCTGAAATGTATGCTAATGGAACTATTAATACATCTGATAAAAGACTAAAACAAGATATTAAAAATACTGATTTAGGTTTGGATTTTATAAATGAGTTAAGACCAGTTTCTTACAAACTTAAAAAAGACAAACAAGTAAATAAAATTAAATATGGAATTATTGCACAAGAAGTACAAGAAGTATTAAAGAAAACTAATAATCAAAATTTTGCTGGTATAACAGATAAAGGAGATTTTTTAGGTGCTGATTATGTTCAGTTTATAGCACCATTAATGAAAGCAATACAAGAACTATCAGCAAAAGTAACAGAATTAGAAAGCAAACTTAATTAAGGAGAATCAGAATGAACTGGTCAGAATACAAGGCAAAGAAAGGCAAAACAGCCGACTTTGCAAAAAAAGAAGCAGTAACTAAAAAAGCTGTCAAGGAAGTTAAAGACTCTGATGGTGTAGTAGTAAGAAAAGCAGAAGCAGAAGAAAAGA